CACTTGGATACAGTGAGTTAATGTCTAACGAGCCAATCCAATCATGAATGCCTTCTTTAGGATAAGCAACATACGCACCGGCCGCTTGACTATCTTCACGCTCGTCCATCTTAGTTCTGTTAGGAACTTGGAATCCACGTCTATGAGCTTCGTTAATAATAGCTTGTTCTGTAACAGCAACCGCGCCCATTGTAGTTTGTAGCAATACAGTACATTCGTGTGCCAGAGTGTTAGCTAAGTCAAGAAACTTCAGTTTCTTGTCTAAACGGTCCAAAAGCGAGGTATCTTGCCTGTTGTATTCGATAAATGTCTTAAAATCGTTGTTGTAGAGCTGATCCAGGGTGCCTTCGTACTGTGTTTTTCGTTCGCCTAGCTCATATTCTGCAATGGCATCTAAACGGTAAGAATGTCGTTCTTCGTATGTATACTTGCGATACAGCTCTAAACTGTCTAAGTGAACTCGTCCTACTAAGTCGTATGTAACTGATTGACGACCAAACTTTTCATATTCACGCTTCTTTGGAAACTGGTTAAACAAACAAAAACGTCTTGTATCGTCTTTGCTCAATACCTTAGTAACACGATTAACAGTATAAGGAATATCATAACCTTCGCTATTCCAACCAGTTAGTATGTCTGCGTCTTGGATCAAATCAAGAAACGCATCTAGCATCTCGCCTTCTGTTTTAAACAAATAGGTATTAGGAAAGTCTTTGATGGCTTCTTGTGCTTGTTCCCAAGTTAATGTCTTAGGTGGAACAGCAAAACAAACTAGCGTTTCTAACCATTGTAGGTGAACAGCAATACTGGTAATTGGCATAAACGCATCTTCAGGAGTGCTGTAGCCACGGTCAGGATCGAAGTCCACCTCAATGTCGAAAAACGCTACGTTTAGTTTAGGAGCGTCTTGATTTAGATAATGTTCTGATAGTGTAACAAAGATTGGATTAATATCACTTTCAAACACTTGTTTGTTTGAATTGATTGCTTGTTCTTTGCGTAGTTCTTTTGTGTTCTTACAGATGATCCGTGATACAGGATCTCCGTAGATAGATTGGAATTTACCTTTTCCATCTTTAACGTAAAACGTATGCTTTACGGGTATATCGCGAAACTCTCGTTCGCCCTTCTTATTTCGTTCAACCACTTTAATGATATCATTCTCGCGGTCAAACCATGCGTCTACATAGCTCATTAGTTCTCCATATGTCATTTTTGGCTGACAAACACCTAGTGTGGCAGATTATGGCCTGCCGTACCTTTATATTATAACACGTTTAGATATTTTTTGTAATATCCAAAATTGCTTCAATCTCTTCCCAGTCTTCATTGTAAGACGTCCAATCACCTTTATGGGCAATCTTAATAGCTTTATTAATGACACTAGGTTTAACTTGTAATTCTTCTGCTACTGCTTTAACAGTATCCTTTAAGCCTTCTTGTAAATCTTCAATTTCACGTAATACCGTAGAGCCTTCTTTAATTAGTCTTTCGAGTTTTGCTTTTTCTTCTGCGCCGTATGAACGTCCACCCATGTAAATCTCCTAGTAATAGCCTATTATACAATACTTATCACTGAATGTAAAGCTCAAAGATAAAAAATGGCAGAATAAATCCGCCATTCTTTTAAATTAAAATTGACTAATTAAATCGATTCAAATCTAACCCAGTGCGTGGATCTATTCTAGGTGCTTGTGCCGCCGCAGGTTGTGTTTGAACAGCACCAGTGCTTCCACTAGCACCGGACGGATCCTTAGCACCGACAGCAACTGCAGCTTTGATTGTTTCTGCGGTTTCTGGATCAGTTGGATAGCCACCGTATAATTTAGCAAGAAGTTTTTCAAGTTCCGCCAATTGACGTTTACGTTCTTCTTCTTTTGGATCTGGGCCTGGTGCTGGCTGCGGCTGAACTGGTCCGTTAGGTTTGTCAGTAGTGGTAGTATCAGTACTATCTCTTCCGAGCAAGTATACAGCTATTCCTAGCGCCGCCAACGCTGCCAGCAATGATAGGAATTTATTATTTTTAACTAGTTGAGTAAATTTGCCACCTAACTTGCCAAGAGCATAAGTTGTTTTATATAACAAACTTTTTCCAGCGGCACCAGCTGCCGCACTAGCGGCAGTATCTACAGTATTTGCTCCAGCAACTGCCGCAGTGTCTGCCGCTTTAGTTGCTCCGGGTGCTACATTATCTGCAGCCGCTACCGCAGTGTCTGCCGCTTTAGTTGCTCCAGGTGCTACATTATCAGCGGCTCCAGGGCCGGCGTCTTGAATACGTTTTGCTATTGCTTTGGCGGCTTTAATCTGTTGTTGTTCAGCGGCGCTCATTCCACGGTTTATAACCATACTTGCTAACCGCGCCGTTTCACCATCTCCGCTATTTGCTAGTTTAGTGATTACCCACGGCAAAATTCTTTCGAACCCACTTGCTTCTAGTATATCTCTATCCATACCAGATAATTTACGTATATCGTCTAATTCGTTTGATTCAGTTACTTCGCTGATTCCTAACGATGTTGCTAGAGTTAATAGTTGTTCTGGAGTGATACTATTGCCACTTACACCAACTTTTGCCAGTGCCGCTTGAACTACTTGAGGTGTTATACTTGGATCTTGTACAAACGAATCTAACGCAGTCACTGGAGGAGCAACCGACGGCGACGACGGATAAGCGCCGTTAGTCCCATCGGATCGTCTAGTCACTGATGCCGCTGGTGCTTGTGCCGCTGCCGCTGGTGCTTGTGCCGCTGCCGCTGGTGCTTGTGCCGCTGCCGCTGGAGTTGCCGCACGAGCAGGTGCCGCCGGCTTATTACTTGGTTTAATATATTTTTGAATAATATCAGAATACTTTGGATCTGACATAGCCGCTAGGGTAAGTTTACCAAGTTTGCCATCAACACCATTTTTATCTGGCCCAAATTTTCCTAAGTTAGCTTTGGCCTTAACAAGATCTGCTTGCATTGCTTTAATAGTGTCTGAGTCCATGTCTTTGGCGACTGCTTTAGCTTCTTCTGGATTGCCTATGGTCATAGCCGCCGCAACCGGAGCTATCACGCCAGTACCGAGTCCTGCGGTAGTTTGAGCAACTTTGCCGCCACCTAACCTTGCCGCACCTTTGGCTCCTGCTCTAATTAATCCAGCGCCGCCAAACAAACTAAGTAGGTCACCAGGAGTAATATTTCCTAGCATGTTATCTTTGTCAATCTCGTATCCCATTGCCCCAGCAAGATTACGCACATTGCCCGCATCTTTGTTTTTATTATATGCGTCAGTTCCGCCTTTGTATTTTGCCAATTGGTCATCATACTTAGTACCAGTAGCTACGCTGTCCAAATACGCAGCCGCTTTGTCGGCAAATCCAAATGTTAATCCGTTGGCTAAATCTTGAGCATTTTGATTAACATGATCTGAAGCTTCTAATTCTGCGTTGCCTGCTCTGAGCATGTCGGCATTATGTTTAGCTTTCTCCGGACTGAGATATCCAAGGAAATTTGGTTTATGTATCGTAATTCCTGGCTTGGTTGCTTTTAATTCAAATATAGGTTTTTTATATTCAGATACGCTTTCATTAGCTGATGCTGATGCGCCACCACGTGCGGCAGGAGCTGTTGCAGGAGCTGCCGCAGCCGCAGGTGTTGCTGTAGCTGATATGGCCGCAATAATTTTTTTAATTTCTGCAATTAATCGATCACGTGCTGGAATATATTCTCTATTGTATCTAGTTATTAAAGCAATCGCATCTGCTTTGTGTTTAATTGATTCAGCGTCTTTAACTGTCTTTTTAAGGAATTGGTGCTCTTCTGGCGTGATAGCTTCTAAAATAGTTGTATTGAGACCAAATTCAGCCAGTAACGCATTGGCAATACTGTTGCCTTCTAATACAGTGCTTGACATTGTAACAGATTCAGCAAGTGCTTTATCAAGTAATCCGTCTGCTTTATCAATAGCCGCAAACAAATCTGCTCTAGCAAATGATGTTGGCTTTGATGCTTTTTCGTCCTTGCCTAGAAATCCTAATAGTGCGGATGTTTTTGCGCTGTTAGGTATTAGACCTTCGTCTTCTAATTGTTCAACTTCACTTTGGTAAGCACCAAAATTAGCAAACTTTCCATCCTTGTTAACAAACTTCCCTGTATTTGGATCAAACAAACCAGCATAGCCATACTTTCTAGCAAAGTCGCCGATTATAGCTGCACGTTTAGTATCATCAAGTTCACGACCAGCGGCTTGCTCAATGTCTTGTAATCTAAGACCAACTCGTTCCATTAACTCTTCTGACTCGAGTAATAGTTTAGTTTGTTCAATAGTGTCTAGTTTGTTGATTAATGATCTTAAATCCATTTCATCTGTCCTAATTATTGTCTTGGTGGCTGTGGTACTTTTGGAAATTGTTGTCCTGTTTTAGGATCGTAAGCCATAACTTCGCCTGAACCTTGATTTAGTCTAAATGCTAAATCGCTGATGCGTTGTTCTAATTCTTTATTGTTTGGATATTGTGCTCGCATTTTAATCAATGCGGCCATTTGTGTACTAGTCTTGGCCCAATCTTCTGCGCTTTTACCAACAACAGCATCTTTGATATCGCCTAGGATACCTTCTTTAGTATTTTCTTTTGATTTATTGTTGTCGGGTGAGTACTTTTTATAATGTCTGTACTGTCTTGGCTCTTCTTCGTCCCAACCCTCGTCATTGGCACCACCGTCCATTTGATATGCTAGTGAATCTTTACGGCCAAACCCGCTAGTGCTAGACTTGTAATCTCTAGTGTATGCATCGTCTTTGTGACCTTCCAACACTTTTTTAGCAATACGTTGTGCGTACATACTTAATTGTTGTTGTTTTTCAACTGCTTGTTGTTCAGCCACTTGTACAGCAACATCTTGTGCTTCGGCAAAATACTTTTTAAGTAATGATTCTTTGACAGGAGTTTTTTCTGCGGTTACTTCTTGATAATGTTGCATTGCCATTTGTACCGGCAACGCAACCTTATGAGGATTCGCACCTTCATTAACAATAGACACAAATCGTTTCATGTCATTTGAATCAACAGCTGGCTTAGAGCTAGCTTGATCTAATTTTTCTAAGATGCGTTTCATGTCCATACTATTATCCGTTTAAACGTGTTAAGAATTGTTTCATACGATCCAAGTCATTTGATTCAGCTAGTGACTCTTTTCCAACGAATTCAAACTCTTCGCCTGGATTTGATTCAGGGCTTGATGGTTCATATGGCTGCGGAGTAATTCCGTTTGGATTATTAGCAGTTGGAGCAGGTTGCGCCATTGATTGATCTGGAGTAGAACCATTCAAGTAGGCAGCAAGTGCCTCTGGACCTTTTGCCGCGGCATCTTGGAAACCTTCTGGATCTTTTTGTTGTGCAGCTTGTACAATCTTCATAATCTCTGGATCCATTTCGGATTCCTGGATTGTAGGAAGCATACTTTCTAAACTTTCCTTCATTGCCTTAGCTTTGTCTTTCCATGCTGTGCTTTCGTCATACTTGTTGTACTTGGCTCTAACTGGCTCTAAACTTTTGCCTTCTTTACCAGCTTTAGCAAGAGCAGCCATGCCTTCTTTGCCATACTTCTCATGACCTTTAGCCGCACGACTCATTGTTTTGTTAGCTTCGTCAACTTTCTTATCTTTCTTGGCACGTAAGTCAGCCAAGTCATCTGCTTCGATATCGCCGTCGCCGTCAACATCTAATTTCTTTTGGCCACCTTTCAATGCTTCATTAGTTTTTTTAGCAAATGGATTTTTCTTTTTATCAGCAACTGCCTTCTTCATTGGCTCTTTCTTGTCACCGTCTTTATCCATATCTAGAAAGTCTGGCTTCTTACCTTCGTAAACACCTTGACCAAACATTTCGTCAACAGCTTTTTCTTTCTTTGGTTTAGCAGGAGCACCGTCTCTATTGTCAAACTTCTCGCTGTCTTTCATTCCCCATGTCTTAGCACTTTTTGGAGACATCTTTTGTGCTGGAGCTTTTTCTTTCTTTTCAGCGGCTGATTGTGCTTTAGCGTGGCTCTTAATACCTTTACCTGATTTGGCGTTTGAAGCAATTTCATCGCCTTCATCTTTATAGCTAGTATTTTTATGAACTACACCAGTTGAAGTTTTAGTTAATTCGCCAGTGCGAGTTTTCTTTGTATCGCCAACTTTCATTTCTTTTTGGTCAGCATCTCCAAAGCCTTCTTCCATTTCTTCATCGTCTGGAATGCCATTATTATTTTTATCTAAACGCTTTGAAGCGGCATGTGTAGCTTTTGTTAAACGCTTGTATTTTTCAACTTTAGATTTAACGTGAGCTGGAATAGCCTTAGGCTCTTCGTAAACTGTACCGGTACCACCACATTCTGTACAAGCACGTTCACCGCCACTTAGAATACCTTCTTCAACTTTCTTTTCTTTACCAGATTGTTTATCAGCTTGGAGTTTTTTAAGTTCTTTAATCTTTTCTTTAGCTTCCATCAGCTTGTTTTTAAGCTCTGGACTCATGCTCTCGTTATACACTTCAGCATTGGCTAAGTGATCGCCATACTCACTAAATTTCATTTCATATTCTAAATAGTGATATACGCTGGCAATGTAGTCAGCGGCTTTGGTGATTTTAGCCTGTACCCATGCTTCCATCTGGTCTTCATCTTGGACCTTCTTGAATAGCTTTAATGAGTAGTTAGCTAGCTTGTATAAATCCGCTTTAGCCATTGCGCCTTCGCGGTCAACTTCGCCATTAGGCAAAGCGTTCATTGTGTTATCTGGTTGCATGTCTTGCATGATTTAAACTCCGTTATCGTATATTTATCGTTTGATGCTTCCGCCGGTCATTAGATTTGCCTTCATATCTAACGCATTTTTAGCAGTACCGTCCTTGTTTTTAGCTTGTTTTGCTGGTTTATTCTTGTAGATTGCGCCTACTGCTACATTAGCCGCACTAGTAGCACCAGCTGTAGCAGTTTCTGATAGAATTTCATGTATTTTCATTTTATTTTCCTACAGGTTTTTCGCCAGTCATAAACGGCAAACTAAACCATAATTTAAACCACTCGGGTGTTCCAGGCTTGATATTATGCTTCTTCATCAAATTACCTTTTTCCATACCTGTTACACTAATATTACTTCCTTGATTAGCACGGTATTCGTGTAATCTTGCTTCGCCGCCGAGTCCGCCCATACCAGCTAACGCTTTTAATTCATGTATAGGATCGTCCGGAGCCAAATAGCAATCTTCATCGCTAGATTGGTTCAAGTCTTGGGTGGTTATCTTATACTGTTTCATTTTAAACAGCTTCTTAACATCCAGCTGTGCTTCTTATGCGCATCTTGTCTGCTGGCTAAGAAATCACTTAGTCCGTGGTCCCCGGCAGCTTCTGACATACTAAACACCATTTTAAAAATATTAGCCATTTTTTCGCTGTCTTCTAACAGTTCGCTTAACATTCCATGAAACTCTGGAACGGAATTCTCATCTTCAACTTTTGTCAACATACTAAATTTTGCTAAACTTGCTGGAGTGTATACTTGTAATGCTCTTAACTGTTCTGCGAACGTATCAATACTGCCATATACTTCTGTATAGATAGTTTCAAACAAATCATGGAGTTGAACAAACAATGGCCCTTCTACGTTCCAATGAAAGTTCTGTGCTTTTAAAGCAAACGCATATTCGCTGGCAAATGCTGTTTTTAATGCTAAATGGTATTTTTCGTCCACGTTATACTCCGTACTTGTTCTTTTTAGGTTTTGCTACTGGGCTAACTTTGTATGTAGTATCTAATTCTCTACTTTTCATATCGCCATTGTTTAAATCTTTATGAGTGGCCCCAACAGCTTTATATGCTTGTTTTAGCATGTCTTGTTCTTCTTGTGTATAAGGATGCGTGGATTTTCTTTTGCCCACCCACGTTTTACCAACATTAGGAATCGGGTTAACACCATCGGCGCAAGCAACTGCTAGTCCTAGTCTGTATTGTGTATAGTCAGCGTTCATATGTTCGCTATCACCAAATGTATTAAGACCTGCTGTGGCTTGTTGTTGTCGTTTACTAATATGTTTTTCAGCTGTTTCTAATAATTCTAATTCAAGTTTTTGAATTTTTTCTGCTAGTGTCGCAGGTTCTTCTCGGCTTGCTGGTTGCTTGCTTGCTAACTTGTCAGCTTTGGCAGCTTCTTTCTCTGCTTTAAGGCGTGCCTTCTCAGCCTTCTGTTGTTCTTTTTCTGCGGCTTGATGTAGATAAGGTGTTAAGTAATGCTTAACTAATTCAAAGAATGGACGACCCGCAACTACAATATTAGCAGGGACACCAGCCGCTTGTTCAAATGCTTGCGGGTCATCGTTAGCTACTGCTGCACGTAAATCTGTGGCACTTGAAATCCTATCGGCTTTTGCCCACTCGATATTTTTAAAATTATAATAACCGTGTGGACCTTCCTTACCATTTTGATCTTGTAACCCAGGAACAAATATCTTAGCATCTTTCTCATCGGTAACAACATGTAGTGTAACAGGCCCGTACTTCTTATAAACTAGTGTGGCAAGTGTCCACCAACTTTGTTCCGCTACCAAGTGACCTTCGATTTCAGGATAGATAGTCTTCATTGCAGCTACTTTAACTTTAAATGGTAAAGGATCTTTTGGACCGACTGTGCCTTCATTTGTACCAACCAACCATTCATCGAAGCTAGCCGCAGTTCCCCATGCGGCGGCATGCCCTTGATGCGGAGGGTTAAATCGACCAAAAATAATTGCTACGTTCTCAACGCCGCTGGCTTCTTGATAGATATTTTCAAATAATTGTCTTAACTTCATGCTGATTTTTTTCCTGGTGCCCAAGATGTCGGAACAATCTTTATGTTACCATATTTATTCCCGGGCTGTGCGTAACGAACGTACCCTTCTCCGTTAGTATCCCATATTTCTGGTTTGCCTTGGCCTTGGTACGAAGCATAAACTTCGTCTTTCATATTGCGAATATCTTTAATTAGTTTTAACATAGAATCAAACGCACCTGGGTGTTGCTTGATCATCTCAACTACGTGTGCTTGTTTATTTTTACTTACACCTTTCTTTGTCATCCAATCGATAAAAGTTTGTCCTGTAATACTATCAAAACTTTGTTCGTTATTAGCGTGTAGATTACTCATGGCATTAAAGAATGGATAAAATATTCCATTCTTATCTGGATCAGGCAAGCTACCAATAAACGCATCGAGGTTAGCACCAACGCCAGCTACTTCATCTATTACATAATCGATTAGTTCGTCAACTTGTGAAGTGTCTTGATTACTTCCACCTTTGGTATACACTGGCCCTTGAACAATTAATCCACTAGTGCCATTAAACATGTCAAAGTCATCCATTGGCTGTTGTTCTCTATCACCTGCTCCAAATGTATCAAATTTAGCATGGCCAACAACCATAACTTGTGCTTTACTAATACGCTGTCCTAAATCACCAGCGGCATCCACATGATAGCAAGTATCAGATTTAGGATTAGGACAAAACGTCCAAACACCTTTGGGGTAGCCTTCTTGTTTTTCTAAACGTTTAGGATTTGAAGAATCGACACCAAATAAATTATCTGCGTATACATATCCAACAAAGTCTTTAGGAGTTGCCGCATCAAACAACGGATACAAGTTGGCAAATTCATTAGCAAACTGTTGACGTTGCTTTACTTCTTCAGGAGTCTTTGCCTTGCCACTTTGATTGGCAATAAAGTCATATACTGCTTCTTTACTATCGCCTTTAACGCCACGTGACCATTGATTATGTCCTGCTAGTATTAATGGTCCGTTAGCAACTTCTCTGCCCCAATATATTTGAGGATTGCCGTCCCACTTGCCACGTACTGTTGTAGAACCTTCTGTTTCAGTTGCTATTTCTTTAAAATGATTAAGTGCTTCTATAGCACCTTTGGAACCTTTAAAAAATACCAAGTGCTCTGGATGATTAAATGCTCGGCCGTATTTTTCCATGCTGTCGTCAGCTGGTTGAGCATTTTCTCGATAGAACAATTCTCTAAGTAACACTGTTTAGTCCTTGATGTCACTATCGCTGTGATGCTGGCATATTTCTTCATGCATTTTTTCACAAGCTTCTTTACAAACTTCTTCGTCGATATCCAGCGGTAATTGACGCATTGGAAACTTTTTAAGATACTGCTTGTAACTTTCTTTTACAGCATTGGTAAAGATACTTGGGGTAGTTTTACGATTGCTTTCTAATCGATCTGTACAAGTAACTACACTTGGGTAAACAATACGGCGATAGACATCGTCATCGTTATTCATATAAAATACCAAGTCTTCTATTAAATCGTAGTCGATCTCAGTTTTATCGCCGTCCTTCTTAACAAAGTCCAAGTCGTTAAATTTTTTGCCTTCTAAAAGCTCTCTAATACGCATAATTCAGCCCATTTTATATAGTCGCAGTAATCCACTGCGGATAGTGTATTTATCGTAAATGGGATTTTAAGATTACACTTTGATTATGCGTTCGACCTTGTTTATCGAGCCGCCTAAGTGCATTTTAGCCATTAGCAGATTGTTGTCCCCGCTAATATAGAAGTGAGTCCCGCCCCAACTACGATCTCGACTAAGTTCTCGCTTACACGCCTTAGTGAGTTTAAGTTTTTTATTTGTTTCTGCCCAACCAACAAACGCACTGTGATTTTGTATAGTTTTGCCCATTGTAATCCTATAATCGAATCCTACTTTAGGCATTATGATTGTATTTTGTTCCAACAACGTATTTTCAGGAGGAATACTAACATATTTGATTTTAGTTTTATCGAGCTTTATAGTAGAATCAATGCTTGACTTAGAATTCGTATAAACACTAATCCACGGGGATTCTACTCGTACTTCTACATCAGTTAGTTTTTTAAGATGAGCTTGTAATTTAAACGCATAGTCTAAATCTTCTTGAGTTTTGATACCAGCTCGCCACGCTGTGTAATATGGCGTAGTAGAACTAGTTTTTGATACATCAGTAGGGATAGTTACTTTTTTAAGTTCATCTAACACACTATCCATATCGCCGCCGCGAAACCAACTAGCACCAGCACATGTTATTACTAACTTGTACTGGTACTGTCCCCTAAACAATTTTTTAGTTATCTTGGTTTGCATTTTCAACCGGAGCATCGATAGTAGTCAGGAGTGGAACTTTAACAGTCTTTGGTTTAGCAATTAGTTGTAGTTTATTATCATCTACACTAACAGTTAACCAACCGCCGTTCTTTAAATCTCCAAACAACATCATCTTAGCAAGGTCGCGTTTGATATCTTTGTCAATAACCCGTTGTAAAGGACGAGCACCCATCTTAGGATCAAATCCTTTTTCAATCAACCAATCAATTGCTTCTTTATCAATCTTGACACGAATTGCTTTTTCTTTAACTTGTTCTTTAAGTTCATCAATAAACTTATTAACAATCTTAACCATAGTTGGCTTATTGAGTTTATTAAAAGTAACAATGCCGTCTAAACGATTGCGGAACTCTGGAGTAAAGAACTTTTTCAAGTCTTTATCACTGTAGTCTTTCTCTTGCGTACCAAAGCCAATGACATTCTTCTCGGCATCGGCAGCACCTGCGTTAGTAGTTAGAATAAGAATTAAGTTGCGGCAGTCTGCTCGCTTACCATTGGACCCTGTAATAAAACCATTGTCCATCATTTGTAACAATACAGTACTAACATCTGGATGTGACTTTTCGATTTCATCGAACAATAACACGGCACTTGGGTTCTCTTGAATCTGCGTAATCAACAAGCCAGCATTTTCTTCAAAGCCAACATAACCCGGAGGGCTACCGATCAACTTGCTAATACTGTGCTTCTCTTGATACTCACTCATATCAAAGCGCAACAATTTAACAC